TTGCAGCTGGGAAATACAAGCAGGAGTCCGTGTCGCCAATCACGGCAATCGACGGGGCTGTAATTCGGCCATCGTTTACGGGCATGCCTTGGGCAAACGGGATAACCGCAGCAGCAGGCGTTTGGCCATCGGATGCCAGCGATTGCGTCAGCGCCGTGGCAAGGTCCGCAAGCGTTGCGTTCCAATCGTCCGACAGGATAGCGGTTTCAGGAACCGCAGGGTTCCATGTGTTTGATGGGGGCGAATAGCTCCCCGACCCGTTTCTAGCCAATCGGGCCTCCTTTGGTGTATGCTGCGGTTATGGACTTATATGGCGCCGTCATTGTGCTGCTCGCCGGTTTGCTGGTCTGGCATTCTGAGCGTCGGGTTGAACGAATCCAGCGCCGACTTGACCTCCTCCAACACCAGCAGCAGGACGAAGCGCCTTTGCCAACCCGTCCGCGCTTAGTCTGGCGGAACCCGCAACAGCAGTAAGTTGGGCCTGTAGTTCCTCAGGCGACAACAGCAGCAAACGCGCGATTTCGTCTCGCACCGCTTGCGGCTTTGATACCGTCATGCCCCGCACAAAGCCGGTTGCAGGAGCCACCGCAGCCTTGCCTAACGTCAAGGTAAGCGCACCCAAGATATCGCCACGCCCTTGAGCCATGTTGCGAGCAAGGTCAGCGGCAAAACCCGTGCTGCCGTCTTGTTCAGCCATTGCCGCCAAAGCTTCTGCCGTGACAGAGTTAGTTCCCGGCGCCATGCGGCCACCGGAACGCGCCAACTCAATCTCAGCACCAACACGCTGCATAAAGCTATCAGCGCCCTCTGCACCGATCAGGCTTGCCAGCTTCTCGCGCGTTACCGGCACGTTGAGTTGGTTTAGCTGGCGAGTAGAAAGCCGCCCCGCTTGTGCGTCACGAAACAGCCGATCAGCAAAGCCCGCCACAAGCGCATTGCGCTCTGCCTGACCCATGCGAGCCGTAGCTGCCGTAAACGCCCGCTGTGGCGTTCCCACCTGAAACAGTCGATCCGATTGCCTGAACGCTTCTTCAACGCGAAGATAATCCCCGCTTTCCGCCAGCGTTCGCGCATAAATACCTTCTTCACCGCCCGTTGCACGAATCAATTCATCGCGGAAAAGTCTCACGTTCTCAACAATAGGCCGCGTTTCGTCGTCGATTACCAAGCGGCGAGTTGTCTTGTCTCGCTTGCCTTCAAGCACCTGGTTAAGGCCACGACGAACGTAATCCATCGTCCTAATTGACGGAATTTCACCCGGAACAAGCTCAATCTGGGGCGCGTCTTTTCCCTCGCCATACAACTGCGCCATAATCCGCGCGTCAGCGTCATCAGCATCTCTAATCCGGCGCAAGATTTCGTCGTTAGACGCGCGATTAATGTCTATGCCTTCGCGTTGCAGCCGTTCATCAAGCGCCGCACGACGATCCCGCCGCATAACCGCTGCCGCAGAGCGATCCGTGTCGCCAACGGCCCGCGCAAATCGCGGGTTTCCGCGCAATTCAGCGTCAATTGCGTCAATCATATCTTGCGACGAAAGCCGCTGATAATTGCCTGAACCTTCAGCCGTAGCGTCTACAACGTCGTCAAAATAGCCTGCAGCCCTAGCCCGATCAGCCATTTGCTCTAGCGACAAACCATTTTCACGAACAGCTCGCGAACGCCAAGACCCTTGACGGTTCCAAGTGTCAGCGCCAATCGTTGACAATTCCCCGCCATCGTCACGAACGCCGCCGTTTTTAGAAATAAATTGTAGCAGGCTATCACCCTGCCCTGCACCGCGAACGCCACGACCCGCCCGAAGCGCGTCAAGATCAGCAAGCGTGTCCGCGTCCCGCGCAATAGCAGATGCGCCAGTGCGCAACCCCCCGTCTCCCGCCTCCATCGCAAACAAGCCAAGCGTTTCTGGATTAACGCCCTCATCTCTCGCAATACGATACGCCCGCCTCAACGCCGCGCGGCCAGACGGACGGCGCAGAATATCGTTCATTACAGGCGTCGGGGTGACCTGCAAATTCTCAACTTCAGCCCACATCGGCGCAACACGCGATCGACCGCTAGACACAATGTTATCGACCGCATCAGCAGCCCCCGCCGGGTCCATACCCGTGAGATCAGCAAAGTCCTGCACAACCCGATTAGGCTGTTCAATCGCTCTGGCACCAATTTGCGCTTGCGTTAGGTTTCCAGCACGGCCCGAACGACGGGCGAGCGCCGCCATGTTAGCAATACCCGACGGGCCAATAACTTCCGCCGACGTAATAGGTTTACCCATTGCCGCAACGGGGCTTCCGGCCAAATCTGCGCCGGACGATTGAAGCAAACGCGCGACGTATTGTTGCGCGTTAATCGTGTCTTGCGGTGTGATGTCGGCTTCCGGCGCAACGCGACCAACACCGCGCGACAGAACGGAACCAGCTTCTGAGAAACCTCCACCGATTCTGCGAAAACCTTCACCAACAAATGGCGCAACGCCCTGAACAGCAGCACCAGTGCCAGCACCTAATGCCGCCCCCAGTGCTGCGCCTTGCGCTCTATCCGCAAAACCGCCCTCCGCAGCCGTGCCTCCATAAACTGCACCGCCTAAACCGCCAACTTGCATTGCGCGAGCAATTTGTGAGCCGCGTCCAAGGCCCTGAGACACATAATTTGCGCCACCAATGCCCGGCAAAAGCATTGTTCCGCCAAAGCCCAAAATGCCGCCAACGTTTCGAGCGCCGCGCTGTTGCTCGTTCAGCGCTTCGACCATATTTCGGTATTCGTCGCGCGATTCCGAAAACGAACGACGGTTAATCAGCGCATCAAGGCCGGTTACGGCTTCATCCAGCCCCGGCACTTGTTCCGCAGCGCCAGACGCCACGGCGCCAACTACATCAGCCAACTGGCCTTCGCGTGTGCGAAAACCGTCATATTGTTGGATGACGTCGCCCGGCAAATCTTCACGCGATGGCGCGTTCATGTCAGCCGCAAGCGTGGCTATTTGTCGAAAAGTTTCCCCTTCGCGTTGCGGCAACATAATGCGAGTGCCGCGCGTCAATCCGCGCCGCTGCTCATCAGTAAGCGTGTTCCAATCCACCACGCCTTCCGGCAATTCAAAGCCGCTCGACGGATTTGCAGGCGGCAATGCCGGTTGAGCCGGTGCCATGCCAGGATCGTAGTTCGGATCAGCCGCCATGCGCTCTTGCTGAAGGCGGATAGCTTCTTCGCGCGAGCCGTATTGCGCCGTCAGGGCGTTAAGCTCTTCCTCATCGGTGATGCCAAGCGCGTTGAGCGGCGCAGACGACGGCATCGGAACGGCTTGCGGACGTGGTTGCGATGGTCGAGGAGCAGGCGTGGCGCGTTGTTGTGGGGTTGGAGCTTGATACCGTTCCCACGGCGCACCAGGCGCAGCCTGTAAAGAGGCTGGCGCTTGGTCTTGAGCGGGAGCCGGTTGAGGACTTGCGTATTTGAGCCACGGTTGCTGCTGCATTATCGCACCGGCTGCCAATTTTGTGGCTTATCTGGTCCGCCACCCATATAACGCATCCCGCTGTCAACAGTGCCGATTGCGGGCCAATCACCCAAGATGCCGCCCGATTCGCGCCGCGCAATGTCTCGCGCAAACACCTCCGCCGTTGCGGTATTCGCCGTGATAAAATCTTGCAGCGATGCCGAAACGGTCCGTTCATCGTTTGGCGACGTAATAATGCGCTCAAGGGCGCGAATGGCGTCACCATCCGTTTGAACGCCCGTATTTGCGGCAAGAATAGCGTCACGGGCTTCTTTTGCCCACCGAATCAACGCGTCGTAGTTAAGCGAATTTTGGTCCGACATACCGGCAAGGTTGCGGCCACTTGCAATTAGGTTTCCGATTGCACCCAAATTTAGCGCCCCAGTGCGAATTTGTTCGGCAATTTGCGTGGCCCGCTGACGCGACGTTCTGCTTTGCGTCAAAGTATTTTCTGCGCGAGAAATCGCAGTTTGGTCCGCATCAGACAGCGGGCGGGGGGCTTCACTTGCAATAGTGTTTTGCACTTGCCCGGTTGGGCCGGTAATAACCGCCGTCCCGCCAGCAGCCAACGGCGTAATCTCCGGCGCGATATAACCCTCCGCAATTGTTTGACCAGACGGCAGATTGACCACTCGAGAGTTGGCTGGAACGGTCGGGTTTTGAACTCGATAAAGGTCAGTGCTTTCAGCGGCAGTCATGCCGCGAGGCGCGGTATATTGCACGCCCGCTCGCGTGTTAAGCGGGTCGATTACGCCGTAACGATCATCAAACCGCTCGATTACGGGCGCGGCGATACGCGTATCACCAGAGCCTGGACCATAGGCGGTTATGCTTCCTTCCGCCGTAGTGATCGGGCGATAGCGCATTCCAAAACTTTCCGCGAGAGACGCGGGGTCGTTAACAGCGGCCCATGCAGCAACCGGGTCGTTGCGGATTGCTTCTGGCAATTGCGACATCATAGCTTGCTGCTGTTGCCAGTTGCCGTAAACGGCCTGAGCGCCCGCCAAATCAGTTTGTGCCAGTTGCCGAACGTATGCGGCAAGCTGCGGCGGCATTTGCGGTTGGGCAAGGGCTTGCGGTGCCATCGGGGGCGGTGCCGGTGCTACTGCCGGAGCCGGAACCATTTGCGGCATAGGCGGAACATCGGCCATCGGCATAGGTGCGGCAGGCATACCAGCCGGAGCGGCATCAGAAAGCGCCGAACCCATGATTGGCGCGACGGGCGCAATGTCGGCTTGCTGCGCTTCTTGCGTGTTGTTGACCACAGGCGCCACAAGCGCCGCAGCCAAAGCGGGACCGCTTGGTGCTGCTTCTGGCGCCACCGGAAGTCCAGCCAAAAACGCTTCGCGCGTTGCCTCGCGTTCGTCCCGCACCGCCCGCTCTGCACGGTTAGCGCCAAACTGCGTGATGCCTTGACCAAGAAGCCTAGCCGCCAGTTCGCCGTAGCCGCCCTTGATCTCAACGGGCTGACGCTGTTCCTCAAGCAGTTTAGCCAGCATTGCGCTACGGCGCATCGTTGGCGTTTCGATTATCTGCGGGGCAGGCATGGGAGCGCGGGCCATTTAGAGCTTCCCGTAATCGACCATGAGGAAGCCCGTCCAGTGACGGACCACCGCATCAATGCCAGCCTTGACAACGTCCTGCGCCATGACGCCAATGTGACGCTTGCGGCCCCAGACATAGCGGTATTCGTAAACCGGCAAGCCGTTAGCCATCGTGCCAACGCGCTTAATGTCGCGCTTAAGGCGACGGTCAGACGCGCCAATGGCGGCGCCACCGAGAGAAAATAGACCGCTCATCAGGGCGTTCTGTTGACCCACGCGGGCCTGATAGTTTTGATTGAGTTGGTTCTGGCTCATTTGGTTAGCCGCCAGAACGTCTGTTTGACCAATGCCGGTTGGGCTGTATTGGATGCCCTGCGGCATACCGACTTGGCCCGTGCCTAGCAGAGCTTGAAGCTGCTGAAGGGGCTGGTTCTGGACGTAAGCCCGCTCTTGGAGGCCCTGCGTCCGCGCCTGATTACCGAATGTCCCACCCGCAATGGCTTGTTGAATAGCGCGAGATTGCTCTGCGCCACCGGCTTGGATGGCTTGGTTTGCAGCCTCTCCGTATGCGTCAGCTCTATCTCTAGCAAAATCAGCTCGAAGGTTTCGCGTTGCCTCGCTATTCGCTCCAAGGCCCTGCGCGGCAAGACGTGCATCTTGCGACCTCTCAAGCCGCTGAAATTGCGGGTCGAGCCTACGGGTTTGGCTGGCATAAACCGAATCCTCAAACCGTTGGCGGTCAAAGTCAGGCGCGTTGTAGCCTTGCAGTTCTGGCAGGCCTTCGGTGTTCAAGCCTTGCCCAAGCGCCGTGTTCACGCGGCCAATTTGCTGGCCTGCCGTGTCGAGGGCGCTACCGTAAACGCCAGTTGAGCGTTCGTAGTTCTGCTGTTCAAGCGGGCTAAGTGCCGTCTCTTGACGATAGCCACCAGGTGCAGACGGGTCAGCAATATAACGCACGGTCCCTTGAGGGCCGGACGTATTCACCATATTCAGCCGCTGCTGCTCACGCGCAGTCGCGGTGTTTGCCGTGCTTTGAGCGTTTGCCAGAGCTACGGGATCGGGTGCGGCGGGGGGGCGAGGCTTAGAGATGGGGAACGCTCCCGCGACACGTTGAATCTGTGTTGTGACCACTCAGAGGCCAGCAAGCCGGATATGATTGTGTCATCGTCACCATAGCCGAACCTCACAGTCCCTTCGTGCTTAAAGCCGAATTTCTGTAGGAACTGGCGAGCCTTACGCAGTTTCTTCGGCGTGAGACTGGTGATCCGATTGCACCCAAGCTGGTCGAATGCGTAGCTGAGTATGCCCGTGACGAGGTTAGGCGTCAACCAGTTGGACCGACTAGCGGCAAAGCTAACCTCAATGTTGCGATATTGGGGCTGATATTGGTTAAAAACGACACCGCCGATGAGATTGTCGTGCTTATCGACCACCCCGATGGCTTCGCATGGTCCCCAGTCCAGTCCATGCCCAATTTGGTCCGCCACCCATTGAGCGACTAGGGGCGAGAACGGGCCGGAAACTAGCCTCAAAGCTGCCCGCCCGTCTGGTTTTCGTATTTAAGGTTAAACGCGATGATTTCGACAGCAGCGCTTGTGTTTCTAGCTGCCTGGTAAACCACAACGTCGTCTCCATTGCTAGAAACCACATCGGTGTCGCTGTTTGTAACACCCAAATCACCGTATCGAACCGGGATAGGCTCCACCCTCATCCGCACAGCGCCGCAATAGCCAATCCCCGTTACACTGGTCCAACTGTCGCGCGTTTGGACTGACGGTGACCACAGCGCCTCATTCCATAACCCTGTGTCCCATTGAGCGCCTGTAACAGAAATGGTCGTCGGAACCGCTGTTGGGATGCTTTCCTTGAAGTCCGTTACCACCTCGACCGCTGGCGCAAGTGTGCTGGCAATACGCAGAATCGGCTGAAGCATCTCAAATTTCTTCAGGCTGCCGCGCGAACCAAAATAGTTGAAGGCCGTCTTGATATCGCCAACAATGCCGGTCGTATTGTCAGCGTATCCCGTGTCCCACAGACAGACAGAATCTGCCGAGCCAAAATACATCTGGTCATTGGCTACCGCCCAGCAGAATGCATCAATGCCCGTAAACCGGCACCACGCGCCCGTTTGGACGTTCTGCACATACTGTTCCGACCGCGTTAGATTGGCTGTCGGGACGTTAAAGATTGCCAGCGTCCCCTTGGGATACAGTGTCCCTTCCCATCCAAAATTGCCGCGATAACGGGTCGTTGCTTGCTGAAAAGCGTTCTGGATTTTCTGCGTCAGCGCCACAAGGTTCTCTTGTGCGCGGTCCAGTTTCAGCGCCTGAGAAAGCGGAACAACACCGTTGGTCGTAAGCACCACCAGGTCCGAACCGTATTTGATAAGCGACCGGCGCGACAAGGGCAGGCCGATGTCATAGACGCCAACCAATGCCCAGTTGTTTGCATCCGAAGGGTCGAGGCCCTGATACACGGCCACCTGACCCTGCGTGGTCACCCACACCGCCAGATCATCAGCGCCAGAACCACCGTCTAGCGTCCAAGTCGCTTGGCAAAGGATTGAGCCGCCTTTGTCAAAAATCGGGCCAAGGTCGAGAAGGTTCGCCGTCCCTTGAATGGCAAACGGCTCAAGGAACCAGCACCGCAGGCTATTTTCTTGCACAAAAAACAAGCGGCCCTTGTGGTCCATCACGTCAACCAACGTGCGCGGGTCAAGGGTAATCACCCCAGCCGTGCCGGTGATAGCCGTCGAGGCAAACACGGACCCATCGTAGTAGATCGGGTCAACGGAGCCGTTCGCAGCAATCATGAACGTGCCAGCGTCGTTGGCAAAGTTAATCCACTGCCAACGCGCATTGCCAGTGCTGGAAAACACCTCAACCGGCGCGTCGTTCTGGTTGCTTACGTCATAGATTGAGCCGCCAGCCGCAGCGAAAATCTCATCTGGCACAACCGCCGTGCCACCACGCCAAACCATCAGCGATTCAGTCGGGAGTGGCAGACCCTCTTGCCACGGCACATAACCCTTACGCAGTTCGACATAACCAGCGCGGGGAATAAAGTTGTCCAGAATGACCGCGTTTTCGGGCGGCATATCAGCCAACGGGGATTGAGCATCCCATCCACCAACAGGGGCAGGCACAGCGCGTCCGATAGACACTCGCTGTTGAGTTACCGATCGTAAAGGCTGGCGACCGTATCGCTGCGCCGCTTGTCTCATATCGCCACCCATGCCCCGGAACGGTTCTGATAGCCTTGTGCGCCGATATAGAACAACCGACCGCCTGGGCTATCCGCAGCGGCTGGCAAGGCTGAACCATAGCCCGGCGCATACACCGACAGCAGCGCGTTAATCTTCTTGCGCTGCGTCTCTTGGTTTTTGGTGTCAGAAATGGTGACGAACAGAATCATCCAGGGAACCCGCCCTCTTGGATGTTCGTTGACCAGCCGTAATAGTTACCGCCCGTGCTGTCGATTACGCCGTTGCCGCCGTCTCTTGCCATCCGTTGGTTTCGTTCACTTTGGTAAGTTCTAAAATCTTCACTATAGTCCAGTCCCTTGGACTTCAGGAAGCGCCAGCGGAGGCCAAGCGGAAACAGCTTGTCATCCAGATACGTCAGGTCGGTGTCAGCGAGGAATGACGATTGCGCCGATCCAGCAGCCGATTTGGCCCAGTTTGTCGTAATGTATTCATACGCAATGGCCTGCCCTGCGGCGGGCGTGGGGGTGACCAAAAACTTGTTATCCCGTTCAATGAACGCCAAAAACACGCGATTGAGTTGGGGCTGCGCTTGGATAGCCTGCCACTCTTGCGGGGTGATAGGCCCGTAAATGTAACGCATTGTCGTCCTGTTGAAGAACGAGTTTGCGATAAAGTGGTCCAAGTCAGACGGAACTGCGCTCGCCTGCACCGCGCTCGCCACCGTATTAAACAGATGCTGCTTTCGCATCACCTGCCAATCATAGGCGCCTGACAGTTCGTCGCCTTCTTCATTGGCTAGTGCGTAAAGCTGCTGAACCTGCGCGTCAGTCGAGTTGACGACTTCCGTAGGCACGGGAATGGACAAAAGGCGGCAGGCCCTTTGGACAATCGCAAGTAAATCCATAGCCATTGGTTAAGCCTTTGCAGGACGCCCGCGCTTCTTAAAGGCGGGGATGGTTTCATGTTCCGCCACAACGTCCGTTTGGTCGTCGCTGACAGGCCGGGCTACACCGCCGGGACCATCCACCCCGTCGTGATCAAACGCTTCAATCGGCGCGTTATTGAACGCCGTCTTGAGATACATATCATATTCCGCGCCATGTGCCGCCTTGTCAGCGTCTGTAGCTACACGCGGGCCAATAACCGACGACGAATCGGCTTGAAAGCGGAACATCAGGAACTTGCCCTCCTTATAGAAGGTAGCGCCTGGCTTATACATTACGTCGCGTTCAAGGTTGCTCATGCCACTTCCTTCTCAATTTTGGCTTCCAAAGCCAGTGCCAGTTTTTCCTCAAGTTCACGAATGCGCTGCGTCAGTTCCGCAAGCGGCTTCTCAGCCTCGGTCTGCTCAATAAACCGCTGCGCCTTGGCACGAAGGGCTTGACCACCCATCGGGACGCATTTGGCAAGTTGGGCATCAGACAGGCCCGCCAGAGCCTCAACGGTGCGGATATGAACGCTGTTCAGCTCAATCACCTGACTGCGGCCCACGCCCGCCCATTCCTCTAGCGGTGTCCCGCTTTCAGGGGCTTCCATGTTAGCCTTAAACGCAGCGTATTTGGTCGGCCAACGTTCGCGGTGTTCTTCCTTCACGGCAACGTCAACGATATTCTTGTTATCGCCCGGCACGATGAGTTCCACATACTCAACGTCAGCCCAGACCTCGCGGCCCTCTTTCTCTGACAGAAAGTTATTACGGACCGGCTTGATATGGAAACGCGGAATGATCCGGTCCCGTCCGTCTGGCGCTACATAATCCATCTATGTCCTCCGATACACAGTGTCATTTCCAATCCGCATCACGCTTGAATAGCCGGGCAGATCGGCTTTCGGGCCTAGTCCCTTTTCTTCGAGGACTATGATAGGCGAAAACTTCTCAATTGTCGCTAGTGCGCCTTTAATGGCGTCAGCCTCGGCACCTTCGATGTCCAGCCAGATCAAATCGCACTGGTCGAGGCCAAGGCTATCAATGGTTTGCACGGGGACAGCCGATCCCGGCAGCGTCTTGTGTGAGCCGCAGTTGTCCGTGTCGATGCGCTGAACTGCACACCAGCCAGGTTCCGACCCTAGCGCCCCAAAATACACAAGGGCTTCGTCATATGTGACGTTCTTATGCAGGCATTCAAAATTGTCCTCATCCGGCTCAAACGTGATGACCTGACCGAACACCTTCGACAGCGCCAGCGGATACACCCCGACATTGCCGCCAGCTTGGACACATACTCGCTTTTCCGCCACCAACGGCAAAACAAGGGGCATAGCGGCGGCGCACTCAGCAATGACAACGGCACGGCATTTAACGTCAAAATCGGGCCACCAAAGACCGTCAATCTGTTTCACTTTGCAAAGCCTTTTTCGTCATACAGGTGCCGTTGAGCGTCAACCGGAAAATAAAAGTCCGGCTCTTCCAGCAGCAGCAACGCCCGGTCAGCGTCCGTCAGTCGCTCAGGATACCATTTGAGCGTAGCCCACGCCTTGCGCCGCTCGTTGTCGTTTCGCTCATGGTATTGGTTCACGCCAGCAATCTCGCCATGTCTGGGATCAAGCCCCTTCCGTGTGCAATGACCTTAACGCCACGGTCGCGCAGATACAAAAACTGCTGCTGAAACTCCATTGCCTGACGAATCATCCAACGGGCGCAAGTGTATGTTTTGTCACCCAACACAACGTCCATTGTCGCTTCACCGTCATTCAGGCTTTGCGAATAGGCATGGTGTGAACCCTCGGCATAGGAACTGTCGAAACCATAAAGGTGTATTTTCTTATACCCCGACAGCCACGCCAGATTGATAGCGCGTAGGCCGACAGTGCCGCCACCCGGCACTAGAACGCAGGGTTTCTGGTCTGGCCCCTCATCAAACCACGGCTTGATAATGTCCATAAGTTCGTCACCCGAACCCATCGCATTGTGCCACAGCACAACATCGTGCCCCGAAAGCGCATCAAACACGCACGGATGAACCTGCGAGGCAAGAAAGTAGCGCACGGACATTGGCGCATCCTCGACCATATGCAGATTTTCTTCCCGCGCATCCAACATGACGTGACCGTCTGGGGTTAGGCCATGCTTGATCAGATACCGCATTGCATTGTTGACGCTGATAATCTTGGCGCCGCGTCTGCGATGGTCCTTGATTGATTGCATACCGTCCGCAAGCGAGGGACCGCCACCGACAATGACGCAAGCTTTGTCCTGATCCCCAAAGCCAGAGAACCACGCCAAGTCCCGCTGCACGTTTGTCCGCACGTTGGCATAGGCGAAGTCGTGCGTTACGTTCATGCCCCTTAGCTCTGGCATGGCCGTGTAGCCACCGACGCGCCAGACACCTGGCACCCACCCCTCGGTCACTTCATGCGGCTTGGGCTGGCCGTGAAAGATAACGGCCTTAGCTGTCTCAGGGGGCCATGATACCGCATTCCGGTATGACACGAACATATCAGCGGGGAACGTGTCCCATGTGCTGATTTGCGTGATCCATTCTTGGTCCCCGCCGTTCACTTGGCCTTCAGGCAACAAGCCTTGCAGGGTATCAGACGGCAGGTCGATAAACTCAGGCTCAAACCACGTCCAGATGTCGGAATGGTCGCCATACTGCCAGCGCATGACGCTGCTGTTATAGGTCGGCCAATGCCAGTCCTGAATGATGCCGTTCGGCAGTTCCTCAAGCCTTCCGGTCACGCATACGTCAAGGTCCATATACAGAACCTCGTCGCCTAACTCCCACGGCATATCTTCTTCGCAGAACAAATAGACCTTTTGCCACCAGCCCGGCAAATCGGGATTGTGCGCGATAGCCGTAATGCCCTCTGGCAGTTCGTCCGGCCTGTCAGTCAGGCACCAATGGCGCTGCTCTTCATCCAGATGCCGGGCAATGCCATCATGCAGTTTGGTGACATATTCTATCGGGTATTTGGTTCCGACGCGGACGCTGACAACGTTAATCATACGGGTTTCACCTTCCCTAGTCCGTAATGCTTTCGGAACTGGGCGACCACCGCATCCAGAAACGCAGCCGCATCATCGGGATTGTCTGCCAACGCTTGCTCGCCAGCCTTTACCGCTGCGTCTGCAATATGGTCAGGAACAGGGTGCCGAACGCGGGCGAGCCGCACACATTCTTCAACGTTAATCATGCTACCTCCATAGCAAAATGGCCCCGAGGACGAACCCCGAGGCCATTAGGCTACCACCTAACCCCAGTGGAGGCTAGGGCAGGCGAGAGGCTTAGATAGCGGTGCGCTTGGCCCAGAAATATTGGCCAGCGGCGACACCGCCCGTGGTGTTGACCGTGAAGCCAGCCGAACCGGAATCCGACGACGCAGAGCCGTTGGTGCCGATCAGGATGGTTGCAGTCGAAGACAGGGCCTCCGAAGCACGGGCGTAGAGGTGAAGGCGAGCGTCGTTAGCACGAACAGTCGTGTTGACGGCGAAAGCCGGGGTCGAGGACTTGTCGTCCAGATCAATCCCCACAGTCGGAATGGTCGCGAAGACCGTAGCAGCAGTCGATGCCATGTTAGTGGCTCCTTTCTAGGGGGATCAGGTTTGGAACAGGACGCCTTGGAGGAAGGCGTTGGACAGGGTCAGGTTGCCAGCCCAAACGATAGGCTTGACCATAGCGTCCTGGTTGATCGAACGGACTTCTTCCAGCGGGACCATGTTGCGGTCCTTGTGAGGGCGCCAATGCAGGTAGCCGGTGTTGAGCATATACATATGGTTGGCCGGGCAAGCCCCGCCAAAACCACCGTCGAACACCACGTCAGTGCCTTTGAACTTCAGCGAGACGTAACCGGCGTCGGCTTCGTTCGGGCTGGTAACGCGCTGGATGCTTTGCAGCGAGGACTCATAGAATGCGAAGTAGTTGTCATCGCACAGGATGAGGTCCGGCTTGTCGGTGCCACGCGAGCAACGACGATACAGCGTGTTCATGAAGCGGGTGATGTTGGCAGCCGAGGCAGCCGAACCACCGTCCGAGGTCGCTTGGAACTTTTGGTTACGCCAGAAATTCCAGTTCACGCGGTTGATGCCACCGACAGTGCCAGTGGTGGGGTCGTCAGCGACGAGAAGCTGAAGGCCACCGATTTGCTTGCCGCCCGAAGCCGTGCCGTTCGAGTAGAGGTCTTCAGCCACACCGTTCTGCATGGTCTTTTCCGCGTTTTTGATACGCGAGGCCAGCAGGTCGATGATGGCGTCAACGCCGGAGTTTTGCAGTTGCTCGAGACCGCTCATGGTCACGTTGACAGCAATTTGCTTCCAGTCGAACTCAGCCGAGGTAAACACGTCGCTGGGCGAGATGTTCAGGACTTCGTAGCCCGAATAACGCTGATAAGTGACGTTCTCAGCGTATTCCAGCTCTTGCAGGATGGTGCGGCCACCGGACACCGGCTTGATGGTGCCGCGACGGTTCATACGCGACAGAATCGCGTTGTTGTTGGTAACGTTGTCAGCCAGCTTACCCGTGCGGTTACGCAGGGTCGTGGTTGCGATTTCCGAAAGATTCGGGGAGGTCATTTAGTTTCTCCTAGGCCGCACCGGCAACTTCTTCAAAAGCTGCGCGAATGTCGTCCTCGATTGATCCATTGGACTTGGGAATACGGGTTTGACCCGGAGACCCGGTGACACTGACAGCCGCCCGTCGCGCCTGCGCCGCCTTGCCTTGCACGGGAGCCGCCGGGGCCTGCGCGGTTTGCAGGAACGGGCGGATATCCGGCCTCATCCAGCAAGCCATTTCGTAGGCTTCCTTCAGGTCCGATGCTTTCCCGTTGTGCAAGAGGACCGCCATGTCATCGCGGACGTTCTCAAAATACAGGTTGGCCGGATCGTTCTGGAAGGCGTCGATTTGGCTGACGATAGGCGCGGTCTGCGCCGTTTGGACTTGGCTTTGCAGGACTTGGAGTTGCTGCTTAAGGGCTGCAATCTCTGGGTGGCTGTCTCGCGCGGGCTGGGCCTGGTAGGGCTGTCCCTGCGGCTGGGCCGTGTTCAAATTCACGCCATACGAACGGGCCAGAAACTCAAGGCCTTGCATTGGGTTCTTTTCAAGCAAGTCTTGCGCTGCAAGCAGCGTTTTGACCGCGTGAACTTCATCCATCCCTTGCGCGGCCCATTGAGCGCGGCGAGGGGCAAGCACTTGTTCCAGCGGTTCATACCGCTTCACTTCCTCAGACTTGCGCCGCAGTCCGTGATCGATTTCCTGTTCCCGCTTTGCAACAGCCTGTTGCACTTCCGGTGGCAGTTTATCGAACGTAGCCTTAGCCGCAGGTGACCACGAAGCCGGGGCGCGGATGGCGAGCTTTGCAGCAGGGTCCGCGACTGCCTCCGAGGGCTGGTCGGGAGTATCTTGCACCATTTCTGGCGCCTTGGCAATAAACTTGCCGTCAGGGCCTCTTACACGCCCGTCTGCTGCTTTTTCGCTGTCATCGTGGGGCGTTTCTGCCTCGCTAATGACCTCTTCTTGCGCAGCCATTTCCTCAACGGGCGCAGGTTCTGGCGCAGCGCCACTAACCTCTGCCATTGCGGCCCTGATGTCGTCTTCCATGTCGCTCATAGTCTGGCCTCCACCTGATCAATAGCCGTCTTGATGTCCTGCTTAAGCTCACGGTCAGACAGCACAGGCCGTGGGCTTGGCGTTAGCTTGTCATCGCCAACAATTACGCATCCCGCATCTTTGACGCCGCGCTCATAGGCTGACCGGCTGTCATACATCAGGCCGTTGGCGTGGTTTAGGATCGGGTCCATGCCGTCAGCGCGAATGAACGGCGCGGGCAACTCAGAACGCTTGCGCTTGAATTGCTCTAGGCACTCACGCGGCCATGCCGCTAATTCGTGTATATCTCCACACGCTTGGCACTTGCGATAAGTTGCCCGGCTCATGCTTGCCACACTCGCGTAACCAATTCGGACGACGCAAACCGGCCTTTGCTGGCCGCAATAACCGTAGTAGCAACGTCGAACGTCCCACCCGGTGTCAGGCCCGTCACAAGCGTCGTTGTGGCGTCGGCGTAGGTCAACAGCGCCTTGGTGCGGCCCGCTGGAACCACCTCGGTAAACACCGGCAGGCTTCGCGCGGCGGCGGAACCCGTCGTCACAATCGGGCTGCCAGCAACAGCCCCAAGCACAAGCTGGAACCCGGCAAACTTAAGCGCCCGCGTGTTTTGTGTGCTGTGTCTGATAATGCCGTCATTCGTTGTCGGCACACCAGGCGTAACGATAGCCGCTGTAACACGCCACACATTGCCGGACAGACGCGTGTAACCAAACGTGGGCGCGGCATCCGTCACCCCGCCAGCGACAAAGTTAAAGTCGCCCGTAGCTGACGTGCTGGATGCAACGGGTTGCGTCCCGTCTGGCGTCTCGACCAATACGCTGATGGAGTAGGCGGTTGATCCGGTCACCGTCAGCGTTTGATAGGCCACCGCGATTGACGACGTGTTGTTTAGCGCAATCCAGTTCAGGTCCGAAATAGGCGGCGAGGCCGGTGCAGTCGTGTCGGATGCATTTAGGCCGAGGGACAGTTGAGCGACCGTTGGCGCAAACCTTGGCACAATGTTGGTTGACGCAGGCTCAAGCGCCAAGCCACGGTCTGTCCGTTGCGGAGCGTCTGCCGCAAACGATGTAATCAGCCCAGCCGTCGTCAGGCCTGTTGCCACGCCTGTGCGGGTATAGGTCGCCCCATACGGCATGACGCGCGTAAAGTTGGCGGTGTCTTCTAACGCACCCAACGATGACCAGTTGTAAACGCCTTGACCTGTCGCATAAGCCTGCATGGCTTCGTCCAGGTTTGTGAAAGTCGCACCCATGCGAGCATTGATCCAGCGCAGTTGCCGCTCATCAAACGTGCCAGCCGCAACACCTTGCGCGTCGAACAGGCGCAAAAAGTCCTCGTTGTAGTTCGTTCCCGTCGCAAAACCGCTAAGGTTCCGCGCACTGGCCTGCCTCAATCCCTGTTGCGTCATCAGGCAAACCCTTGCGGCATCGGATCACGGGAGATGGCCGCAGCCTTTACCTGAAGCTCTTGGCCTTTGAGTTGCAATTCAGCCTGCCCCAGTTGGCCTTCCATCTGCGTCCGCTGTTGCTCGATCTGGGCTTGCATCTGCGCGGTCTGCGACTTCATTTGCTCGACCTGCAACGCCGTATCATCGGGCGGTGGCGGGCCTTGCGGCTGGATGGGCGGTGCGGCCTCGGCCTGCTCAAACACCTTGTCAATCACGTCTTCCATCGACCGACTGACATTGAACGTGCGAGCGCCCTGCTTCAGCACCTCAGCAAACAGCGGAGCCGTGTAAGGCGCAGACGGGACGATGCTTGCCGCCGCTGACATCAGGCCCACGATAGCACTGGTGAACTCGGTGAACGCCAGTTTGGCCGCGTTCTCATCTGGCTGAACCGTTGAATCAGTCTCAACGTCGATGCGGAACGAACGCAGCGCATCATCGCGGAGAAGGGCTTGCACCTCATCCCATGTCGGCTGGGCCATCAGTTCCAACATAGCCGGATCAGGGGCCATGCCGGGCGGAATAGGCATCCCCGCCTGCTCAGCCTGCTGGATCAGCGGCATGATTTGCTCGATCTGGGCCTTCTCAGCCGCAGTCAAAAGCTTCACGTTCGTCATGGCCTTCAGCGTATCAATGCTGAAATGCTCCGCAATAATCTCAGCCTTGAGCCGTATGGCATCACGGCAGAACCGTTGCAGGTCGCGTTGACGGTCACGGACACGCAGCGAACCCCACTGGCCCTTCATCCGTTGAGCCGTCGCCGTCTCATTAGGATTGCTCTCGCCCCGGATGATGTCCGACAGGCCGGTGATCTGGTAGATGTCGTTCAGGACTTGCGAGCGGGCTTCGTAGCAGCCCTTCAGCACCTGAATGACCATATCGACCGGAACCCACTCGATAAGGCCGCGAACGCCTCCCTTCTCTTTCCACAGGTCGAACGTGTCGATTGGGATTAGCTTGTTTTCGTTGCCCGGCGAAAACACTAGTTGCAGTTCGCGGTTGGCTTCACCGGCATACACACCGACCATCCGCAGCGCATCTTGCAGCTTGCCAATGCGGGCCGTCAGTTCGTCCAGTTCGTCGGCCTGGTCCTGATACTGGACGTAATCCGCAACCGGAATGGTGCTGTCATTGGCCGTCGTGGCATTCAGCGGAGGCGGGCATGGGAAGAAGTTCGTAAGCCCCAGCGGGTCTTCACGCTTGTCCAGAACCCCGCCCGTGTAGCCCTTGCAAACCCAATAGGCCATCTTGGTGGGCTTGTCCCAAATCTCATAGACCTCGCCCGTTTGGCTGGACTGCTTTTGGGCATCCGAGGCCGTGTCCGTGCCGGTCGAGGTCGTCGTAATAGGAACGTTCTTGGCCATGTCCTTGCCAAAGCGTTCCGTCAGTTCTGCCCTCGTCATATAGACGCGCCGGGCTACCCAACGAACCTCAGCCCATTCACGCGCCGGGTTAGTCAGCCAGTCTTTCCATGAGACATGGTCGCACTGGACTTCTTCGTAAACCACTTCCTCGGTGGCTTCCGGCGTCTCGACCTCGCCAACTTCGGTGTCGTCATCGTCCTGAACGCCTTCGCCCAGTTCGTAATCCTGTTCCGCGTTGACCTCGCGCATGTGCGGGATGTAGCGCACCCACACTTGGCCTCGGCCTGGCAGCAGATAGTCCAGAACGCAAAGCTTAACGCGCCCGTCGAAATCATATTGGTCGAGGCTGAACCCTAGCGCCCGTTCCAGCACCTCAGAGGCCACCTTGCCCACTGGGTCTTCATCACGGTAGCGGCGATCCACCATCGGCACCGGCTGTTTGGCATAGATGGCAGGCTGAAGGGTCGAGACGTTAGACCACAGAATAGCAAAGCGCCGACGCTCATACCCTACGGACGGACGGCCACCGCCCCTTGCCCGGTTCTCGTTCTTGTAGCGCCTAACGATGATGTCGCCAGTCCGCCACCACGGTTGCAATTCCTGTTCCGACAGATTGATTTGCTCAATCCATTTGGTAACAAGGTCAATGCCGTCTTGATTTTCGGGTTCGTCGGGAAGCATAGCCCCTCGCAAGCGTTCAGGGGAACATATCGTGCGCGGGTCCGCTTGTCGATAGAACGATCATGCGCGTTCGTAACCCGTATGCACCGGCTGATTAGCTAACAGGTCATCCCACGTCATATCACGGATGCCCTTGATCGGCGCGTCTGCTGCTTTGGCTTCCGGCTTAATCTCACGATAGGCCATAGCTAGGTATCGGAACGCGTCGGCAGCGTGGCTAGTCCAATCGTGCTTAGGCCCATCACGGAACACCCTAGCTTTGTCGTCATAGTCCGCACGATACTGGCGCAAGCACTCAAGCCCGGCCTTGCACTTCTCACGGTCAAACCAGATGCGCGGCAACAGAACACGCCCGGCGTTAATGCCGTCCAGCACCTTGTGATTAGGCACCAGCTTGGGCTTAAGCTTCAGCGTTAGCATTGTCTCAATCCTGGTGCGGCCCGTGCCTAGTTCCCTGACCCTTGCGTCATGCGGCACCCAATCGGCCTCATATTTGTAGGGCTTGGCCTGTAGCACCTTGGCGTAATGCTCAATGCTTTCGCCGCTGGCCTCGTAGAAGTCTATCACCCGTATCTCAGCGCCAAGCGCCTGCCAGAACCAAATGGCGGTGCTGTCGCCGATGCCCAAATCCCACGTCGTATAAACCGGCAGCGCAGGATCATGCGGAACGTCTGTAATCCGTCCAGCCCGCTCGCTCTCAGCCATGTTCTTACCGTAGTAAGCACCGATGATGGCCGCCTCAAACGAGCATTCAAACTCTTGCTCGTATTGCTCCGGCGTCATTTCCTTTGCAGCAGCGGCCAGTTCGTTTTGCGGCAGGATACCTGTCTCGCTGGCAGGCAGGAAGAACGGAAACCAATCCGGGTCGGTCTTAGCCCGCTCAAACAGGTCGAAGAACGCATTGCGCCCCTTCGGTGTCCCGATAAACGTAGCTGTCCCCTGCCGGTCAGCCAGCATCGGGCGGATGATTGAGCCGAAGATGCCGGGATACATATCGGCGTATTCGTCAAGCGTGGCATCATCCAGGTAACCACCGCGCAGGGCATCCGGGTTGTCAGCGCCATAAATCTTGATGCGCTTGCCGCCTATCAGTTCCACATACAGTTCTGATTCGTTTGGCGGCTTGGCCCAGATCGGCTGGCTGTATCGCTTCAGATACTCCCACGCCACATCCTTGGCCTGCTTCAGATAGGGCGCGAGATAGGCCGCGCGATAGTGGGGCTTATCAGACACCACCGCATTGCGGATCATGTCGTTAATGCAAGCCACGGTCTTCCCGCAGCGACGGTGCGCCACCCCGATTGCAAAGCGTTGCGTCCGGTTATGGAACGGCAGAAACACCCGGCGAGGGGCGTAGGGGATTACTCTGGTTTCAGCCATGTGACCGACAGAGCGCCGCCATCAGGGCCAGAGACTTCCTGTTGCAGCTTGTCGCCGTAAGCCTTGGCGTTCCACTTGCCGATCAAGCGCAGCCGCGTGTCAATCATCAGCTTGGCGCGTTGCGTGTCGATGGTGTCATCATCGGCAATCCGCAGCGTATCATCCGCCAAGAAATGAGTGCCATTCTGTTTCGCGCGGGCGGAAAGCTCACGAAACTCAGCGTTTTCGTTCTCCCATCGCCAGATGGTGTTGTAGCTTGGCATATGGTCGTCATCGCAAATGCGAGCCATTGGCTCACCCTTGCCGAGACGACGGCAAATCTCCTCTGCCAGCTTGTCGCTGTATTTGGAGGGGCGACCGCCTGCCATGTGTCCTCAGTCTGGTTTGCATCTAGCCTTACGCCGTGGCTGGGGCTTAGTGCGGGGTGGATAATGCCTTGCCTTTAGCCAATCGTCAATCAGAACTCTTGGGTCTGTCCGCGTCGGTCCAGTTCTTCAGCCAAGGCAGATGCGCCAACGGTCGTGCTTAAGCCGCCAATGCCATATTTCCGAAGGATTTTAACAAGGTCGTCATTAAATACGACGTAATTTCTCAAACCCTCGCCAGCCTCTCGGGAGTTTGCGTCTAGGTAGCGAATGCCGCTGATGCCATATTCGTTCAAACGTCGTGACGCCTCAGCGGCTTCCGGCGTTAAAGAATTGTAAGCTTGTGCGCCGCCGCTGTTTGGAAACAATCCCGCATTATTCAACTGTGCTGGGTTGCTTAAATCGCCTAACAAATCAGCCACTAGAGGGTCGCCACTAGCGCGGGCTTGCGCGTAACCGCGTCGCACCGCCTCGCTTTGCTCGCTAAGCGGCCTGTCCCAATCAAGGAAAGTGTCTGGGCTGGCGTTAATGCCAACCTCATACATAGAACCAGGTCCAAAATCAGGCTTAACTAAATCGCTACGCACACGGCTGTTGTATAGCGCCCTCGCTCTCGGACTGACGTTACCAAGGACGTTTTTTACATCGTTCAGGTTATTTACCTGCGACAGGTTGCCTAGCAGTTCCTCAAAAGCGTCCGCGTCGTCTTCGCTTAATCCTGCAAAATCATCTGCCCACCGCTCACGAATGTCATCGTTCCACGGCGTGTTGACCGGCTTTCCACGAAACTGTAGCGGAACGCTATCAGGGTCTACCGCCGCATCCCGATATCCTCGCGCGATGCCTTCGTTTTCCGCAAAATACAGCCCGTGGCCAAACGCTTGCGCCCCTTCTCCCGTGCCAATTGTGCGGGGCGACAATTCAAATTGGTCAAACGAATGGGGCGAGCCGTGAAAAGCGCGAATGGGGTAGTCCGGCTCAACGGGCGCAACGGGCGCAACCTCGCGCGGCTGGCGCAACATCGTTTCGCGTGTCGAGAAGTCCCGCGAGCGGCCCCTGTTCGGCATAAAGCCAAACCGCCGGTAAAACTCGTTCAGCCTCGGAACCGAACCGCCGAAGTCTCCGCTAGGCGTCAGGCCGACCGGCAAGCCCGCACTGTCCGCATAGTTTTCGACATCACGCATGATCCGCGAACCAACACCCTGCGAACGGGCAGACGGCGGGACCACAATGCGTGAAAGCGTTAGGCCGTTGTTCCCTTGAGATATGTCTAGCTTCGCGCCCATAGCTTCAGCGCGAGCCATCAGGTCCTCAACAGAGCGAGGCGCAACATACGTTTGCGACGCCTCATCCCATTGAGCGTTCGTCGGATAGCCTTCGTCGCCCGGACTGAGAACCCGTGCGTTTGTGGCTTCCGGGTAGGCCGCACGATAGCGAGCCAATGCCGACTCAGCCTCACTCATCGGTTGATTTGTTGGGACCGCATCAGCAGCCTCACGCACCGCGCGAGCCGTCGCGCGTATGTCGCCTTTTGCGCCCCTGCCGATAGCCGGAATACCGGGGATTGCGGCCAAAGCAGCAAGGCCGATACCACCCCAGTCGTTGTTTTGGGCGGCTGTTTGCAAGTCCTCAACGCCAAGCAAATCACCAACGCCCGGCACCATTTCCGTGCCTGTCCGCAAAATGCTGTTCAGCAGTTGGCCAGCGCCGGGCAGTTGGTTTTCGCCATATTCGGTGACGTATGGTTCTGCCTTTTTTTGCAACAGTTCCATAAGCGACCGCAACGGTGCGGGTCGGTCTGGATTAGACTGCACTCCGTTCCATTGCATCGCAAACCGTCACCATCATTAGCCTGCGGACACAATAGCAAAACCACCGCCTAAATCAATGAACCGTCCGTTATTCCGCCATCCATTCGCCAGACAGGGCTTGGAAATCAGGCCGGTCCTCAAACGGTTTAGCCCACATTGCAGGCTCGACCCACAAGACGCGATTGTTCGGGAACGCGCCTATCGACCCGTCATCCATCTCCATAACGTGCAGGTGCTTGTGTTGCTCGCTCATGTCGGCCAGCGATGAGCCGGTGAAGTCGATAGAGAACCGATACCTGGCACCGCGTCGATCCGGCAGAATCTGCGCCTTCATGCGGCGATTGAACTCAAACGCGTGAACGCCAAACTCACTTGAGAAACAGTCCCACGGCTGGACGTATGTGTAATCCACCGCCTCATTCGGAGCGCGGGGTTTGTCGGGTATCTTCCAGCAAAAAGCCTCAATGGGAGCGAGGAACCCAGCCCCGGCGCCATACTCGGTCAGGACGCATTGGAACTCTAGCGACTTGCCTTGCACCACTCTCAGGCCGTGAATAACGCACGGGAGATACTGCCCGTGTCCGTCTTCAAGGTCGCGCGTGTATTCCTTGCGGATGTAGCCGTGAAAAAAGCGGTCAAACGAGCCGATTATGAACATGATTTTTCCACGCGTTCAATCCGTTCAAGTTCGTCTAATACGTCAGCCGCTATCTCTTTGGCTGTGCGGTGCGCTGTCTGGGCTTGGCGGGATGTTGTGCCGGGCAATCTGCGGAATATCACCGCCGCCAACCTGTCTGCTTTTTCGAACCGCGTCATCGGGTGTAGTTTTGCTTTCTCACTGTCCATGGGGTCCAGGTTTCTAGCGGAGACGTTCCGCCGCCCGATTGTTGGCGTTCTGTGTCCGCCACACTTCCATCTTCGCGTTGGCTGCTGCGTAGCGTTGGCGGGATGTGTAATCCGCCTTCGCCTGCGCTCCGACCTTCGCCAGATGCTCCTTAAACCGTCTCTGCGCCCTCGCCCATTGCTCTCGCTCCGTAGCTGATTTTGCATCGCTCTCGCCCATCAATTCGGCAAGAACCGTTTTGGTCAAAGCGTCCAGATACTCATGCGCGGCGCGATGCGCGGCCCCTGATTCATCACCAAGGACCGCCAACACGTCATGCATATCGTCGTCTGATACTAGCATCAGAACGGAATATCATCGTCAAACCTAGCGCCGCGCTGTGGCGGGGCTTCTCGCGCTGGGCCAGCGTCACGCTGTTGCGGGAACTTAACGGACCCTGCCAGCATCGTCCCGCTGTCGCCTTTTGCCCAGAACGCGACTTCTAGCTTGTCGCCGGGCTTTGCGCCTTCAGGGACAATCAGGTTACCGCGCCAATCTGGCGCCTTATCGTTACGCTTTTCGCGCTCTTTGAAGACGGCAATGTCTCCCGGCTTTTGCTCATACGCCATTACATTGCTCCCAGTTCACGTCCGCGACGGTCAAATGCCTCGCGGACTTCAATGCGCCAGCCTTTAGGCATGGTGCGGATGGTGTCGCCGTTTTGATCTGCCCAGTCTCGCAGCGCGGCAACGGTCGGAATAGTCTCAAGGTCGCCAAGCCACTGGTTGACCTTTTCGCCTAGACCTTCAGCCTTGGCCTTGGCTGCGCTCATTCCAGCGCCTTCGGTTTTATACCAGTCGGGGCCTTCAGGGTGAACGCTTACGTTCGGGTTCTTAGGCTCGCCGGGCTTAGTCGTGCGAGGCATAGACGCTTCGCCGTCATCATCCACGGCTGGCATATTAAGCATAGCCATCAAAGAATATCGACGCGCATAGGTGATTGCCGACCCCGCCGCTTGCGGGTCCATCTTGCCAGCGGGCAGGGAAAAATCAGTTTCGATCCACTCGCCGCTTTCGTGGATCAGGCGCGTGGTCAGGGTAATACAGTTCCCGTCCATCGGACCTGGCCCCTGCATCACCGCCAACCCATTAGCCGCTAATGCATCGTGCGCGGCTTCAATGACGCTTTCGAGGTTGGCATACTTGGACTTAAAGAACGGGTTGTCAGCGCCCTTTTTCACGCCCTCGATTGCGTTGATAGCCTTGACCAGCGCGGGGCTGATTTTGATTAGTGTGTCGCTGCTTCGCATAGGGCTTCCTCCATTGCCTTTTCATATTCTGCCAGAGCCATACGACAATCGCGGACGTAGCGGGTTGCGTTATGGTCGTGTCGATTTTCAAACATTCGCGCCATCATCCGGACGGCAAAGGTTGTCGCGGGCCTGTAGATGCCGCCGTCGTCCAGCCACAAGCGGCACTCTTTGTATTTGACAAGCGGACGGTCAGTCATTTTGCAACCCCGACAATGTCAGCGGCCATCGCCAGAGCCTTGTCAGCGTTAGCAGCGGCTTCCTCCGCGCATTCTTGAACGCGGTAATAGGCGGCGCAGGCAACTACGTATCGCTGATGAGGCTGATACTTTTTCACCTCAGTTTCGATGTAGCACTCCCAATCGTCTTGATCGCTTTCGTAATCGTTTTCGGGGTTGAGCTTGTAAGCCTCTTCACCGATTGCCAGACCGTCTTCGCGCAGTTCGTCAGCGTTAGCCCAGTCTTTATCGTTTTCGTGGGCGTAGTCGCGATGCGCCTCCCACATATCGTCGTCCAGCTTGCAGAGTTCTTTCGACATCTTCATCACATTGCCCTCATGCGGCGAGCCATTTCGGCGGTCATTGGCATAATAAAGCGCAGATACTTTTGCGCCGTGTCAATGTCGTTAGCGGCGCGAGCCACCCACGCTTTTGCCATCAGTTCGCTGTGCGCGGCAGCCAAGTCGGTGTTGGTCATTTCTTCAATCGGCATGTCGTCTCTCCCTGTTAAGGCCACACTAAACGCCACAAAGCGGATTGCAAGCCCAAAAAGCGGCGCGGTGCGTTTTTCCTGTTGCATCGCGCTTTCGTTGCCGTATGTTGGCCTCATGGAACAGACAGCCTTTATCGCCGCTGGCGAACGCCTTTATGGAAAACACGGTTGGCAGACTCAACTAGCCGAGACGCTAGGAATGAGCCGCGCCACGATTCATCGCTATGCCAAGGGCAAGCTACCCGTTCCGGGGCGGATTGCTCTTGCAATGCAAGCCCTTGAGGCAGCGCGATGACCAATGAGGCTTGGCTTCCGGTTGCCTCTTACGACGGCCAATACGCAGCCAAATACGATGTTAGTTCGTTCGGTCGTGTTCGGCGGGGCAATCGGTATTTGACCGCCTTTATTGGCGCTAAGGGCTACCCTCAAGTGTGCCTCGCGGGGCGCACCGTGAAGGTTCACAAGCTGGTCGCAGAGACATTTATCGGCCTAAGGCCGACTTCCGCAACACAGATAAACCACCGCGACGGCGACAAGACCAACAACACGGTATCAAACTTAGAGTTTTGCTCCGCCCTCGAAAACATTCATCACTTCAAAGCCCGCTTGTGCGGAGACGGTGGAGGAAGCGCAACCGCGCTTGGAAAAATGCTTTTGGGTGCGCGGCTCTCAAGGAACCTAAGCCTGCGTGACGCGGGCAAGCTAACCGGCGTCGCCTACAACAGATTGTGTGTGTTTGAGACGCAGGCGGCTAGCCCACACCCAAAGACCGTTCGTCGTTTAGCAGATACTTATGGATTGGACTTGGCCGCGCTGACTGAAGCGGCCCAAAAATCTGCCGTGCCTCGTAAACCTCGAAAAGGAGCAAACAAATGCTAGAAGCCATCACACGCCTGTTCAGCCGCTACGGCTTCCATCGCCAGCCCACACCGCAAAAGCGGGACGACTGGCAAGCCCACCCTTTCTATACAAGCGCGGGAGACAAAGCCCGCCGCCTTGCCGAGATTGCGCGGAAACGTAACGCGCTGAAAGACGAACTGGCGAAGGTCATTCAGGCCAAGAAAGCCAGAGCCCCGATTTATGCAGCCCTCCGCGCTCTGTCGATTGAGGAACTGAAGGTCGAGGGACGGCGGTGAAGGCTCCTAAATACCGCAATGTCAAAACCGTCGTTGACGGCATTACGTTTGACAGCATCAAGGAAAGCCGCCGCTATAGCGAACTGAAGCTGTTGGAACGGTCGGAGCGCATCACTGGGCTTGAAGTCCAGCCTTCGTTTCGCATCGTCGTAAACAACTGCCTGATTTGCACCTATAAGGCCGACTTCCGTTACGTCACGGACACGCCACACGTTCGCGGGCTGGTCGTCATTGAGGACGTTAAAGGCATGAAGACGCCGGTTTATCGTCTCAAGAAAAAACTGATGTTGGCGGTTCATGGCATTATCGTGGTGGAGATATGACGGCTGCCCCACCTCGCCCATCAATGTCAAAGGCTCGTCGCTTGCGCTTGTTCGCCCGTGACGGCGGCGTCTGCGACATCTGTAAGCAAAAGGTTCTAGCCGGTGAAGCGTATGAACTAGACCATATCATTCCGTGGGCTTTAGGGTTTGACGACAGCGACGAAAACTTGCGGCTGGTCCACAAATCCTGTCACCGGACGGACAAGACGGGCGGGGATGTTGCCCGCATTGCCAAGGCCAAGCGCCAAGGCCGGGAGACGGGCCAGCAAGCTAGAAGGGCAGTCAAAGGCGGTTCAATCCCGTCTAGACCGTTCCAAAAGACAAAAACCACATGGCCAAAGCGGCCTTTTAAGGGGAACACATGAGACAGACAGTAGCCAACATCTTGCAGGAGGTGGCCGAGGATTACGGTCTAACCATCGCTGCGCTGAAGGGCCAAAACCGCAGTCGGCACATTACGAAGCCGCGCCAAGAAGCTTATTACCGCGCCTTCGTCGAATGCCCGCACGTCTCGTATCCTGAGATTGCCCGGCGGATTGGCGGTCGCGACCACACCACGATTTTGCACGGGGTTCGCGCTCATTGCCAACGCATTGGGAAACCTTATGCAGACGCTATTGCCATCCGACAGAAAACCGCCACACCGGCTTTTCAGTTCGCCGCATTGGCCAGCCGATACGCTCAATCCTTGGAGGCGCACCGTGTCCAGTAAGGGTCATTATTTCCGCCCCTATGCCCCTGCCATGTTGGAGCGGTCAACGCCTGATATGTCAAAAGAACGAGAGATTGAAATAAAGCAGCGCGAAGCTGACCAGCGGTTTGTCTATGCCCTAGCCCTTGCGTTCCAACGGGGTGATCACCTTCCTACGCCGACGCCAGAGCCGGTTAGAACCAGGCCGATCCCTGCCAAGCGGCCTTCAATGTTTAGCGTTTGGGAAGAATAAAAAAGACCCCGGCGCGATTTCTCAAGCGCCGGGGCCAGTAGCCACAACAAGGGGAGGGAAGAGCGCCGTGGGTGTCGCCACCTTAGCGCCTTGCGTTCGTCCCTGCAATGCTTGATAAAGGGAGGGAGGGCGAAGCTTCGTGGAAGTCGCTTCAAGCCCTCCCTGTGCCAACGGCTTTAGGGAGCCATCGACCATGCGGTTTTACCGTTTTTCGCCACAACGCGCAAGCCTTCGGGTGATGCCGTGAGCCTTCAGGCAATTGCCGCCGCCCTGGCGTATCGCGGCCTAAGCCCGTCCGAAAAGCTAATCCTTATTGGCTGGGCAAACTATGCCGATGAGGCTTTCCGCTGCTACCCGTCACAGCGTCGGCTTTCCGAGGACACAGGGCTTTCGGATCGGCAGATCAGGCGGCTTGCGTTGTCCCTTGAGGAGCGTGGTTTAATTCAGCGCGAAGAGCGACGCCGAGCGGATGGTTCACGGTCCAGCGACCTAATCACTTTGGTCTGTCTGCAAGCGGACACCATGTCCGGGGGGGTGCGGACACCATGTCCGGGGGGTGCGGACACCATGTCCGGGCAGAACCTTTCACTTAACCACTCAGGTTCTAAAGAACCTTCGTCTAATAGCCCGCGAGCGAAAAAAGGCTGTCGATTGCCTCCCGATTGGACGCCATCTGACGCCGACCTGACATTTGCTGCCAGCCAAAACATGAACCCTGAGGAGATAAGCCGTGAAGCCGCTAGATTCCGTAATCACTGGATTGCTAAGCCGGGAGCCAATGCCCTCAAACTCGACTGGGCTGCAACCTGGCGCAACTGGTGTCTCTCTGGATACGGCTCGCGCCAAGCTGGAAAGCCAAGCACCGGAGGACACCGACAGAAATCTGCTTCAATGGTTGACATCCTCCTTGGGGATCGTGCCGCAGCCGCAAATCAGCCTGACGTATCCAGTGACGGGTGGCTACCAACGGACAGTGACGGGGTATTTGTTCGAGGGTCTGACACAGGACAACCGTTCTAAGGCCTTGGAGGCCACCTACAGCGCCATGACGCCCGCGACGGTCCAGCGGTGCGAAGAACACGTTTCAACGCTCCACGCGGTCACAGCGCACCGTAATGACAGCGAGAACAGTTTGAGGCTCATCCTGCGGCTCTATGCGGATTGTCTAGCCAGGTTCCCGGCTGATGTAGCCAAAGCGGTGGTGGAGCGGTTTATCTATCGCACCGACAAGCCCAACTTTTTTCCTACGCTTTCCGAACTGAAAGACGCCTGCGACAAGGCAGCGGCTCAACGGCAGCAGCTTTTGGACAGCTTGCAAAAATAGGTGTTTACATCCCCTAGCGTCGGTGTATGTTTACCCCATGACCAAGCCAAACCCGATTGCAATCCGCCCCCGCCAAGGGTCCGCGCTGGAAACCGTCTGGAACGACAACGAGCGTTCCAACAAGGCAATGGGGGACATTATCCACTCATGGGCCGAAACATTCGCGCTCATGGCAAAACAGTCAGAACAAGGGGAAGACCAATGATTGACCGTGCCGAACATACCGACCATCGCCGTAATGCCGCTATGATGACCGATCAGGCTTCGCACCGTGGCTGGGATTTCCGTGACGATCAAATGCCGCCGATTTGGTTCCGTGCAATAGCGGAAGTCCTGCGCCCGCGTAGCATTATCATCCTGCTGGCCCTCGCTGGCGTTATCAGCCTCTTTTGGATTTCCTGACATGACTACGATACCTTTTGAAGTCCGCAATCGTTTTACTGGCGAAGTCCAGTTCACCGCACAGATTGCGTGTTCGCCAAACGAAAAGTCAAGCGAGAAACTCGGGCTGGCCGTGAAGTGGGCAATTAAAGAAAAAGCCGAGCGGGCGTATGCCAATCTGGCGGATGCCGATCTGGCGGGTGCCAATCTGGCGGGTGCCAATCTGGCGGGTGCCAATCTGGCGGGTGCCGATCTGGCGTATGCCAATCTGGCGGGTGCCAACCTGACGCCCGAAACCTTCCGACCCTTCAAGGCGGACCTGTGGCTGACGCTTTCCGAGGCCGCTGCGCCGCATATCATCCAACTTATTGAATGGCTGCGGGCCGGTGAAGTGGACGGCTCGACCTACGGCGACGGAATGTCCTGCGCCTGTCTCGTTGGGTCACTTGAGCGGGCCGGGGCGACGATGACCAGCCGCGACAGCAATCGACCAGCCGAGCAATGGTTCCTGATGATCCGGAAGGGCGACAAGCCAAAAAACGAAACAGGCGGCGGGTTTGCGGCGAAAATGGCCCTGCAATGGACCTTGGAATGGTGCGAGGCGCATGGCGTTCCGACCGAATCACCGGGAGAAGCATCATGATCTCCCGCATCAAAAACTGGACGCGCCGCACGGTCTGGAAAGTCGCTTGCTGGCTGGCCGCAACCCAAGGCGTGAACCTCAACCGGGCGATCTATGTCGGGCCACAGGCCGTGACGCTGGATTGGCGGGGTGGCTGGACTGTAGGCAACACCATTTATGGCGCTGAAATCGGCCTCCGCTATTCCGGGGGCGGGACGGTTTCGACCGTCTTCGGAGAAGCATCATGACCCCCGACGACATGGAGGCCCGCGCCCCTGCACCA